GCTCGTGCTAAGCCTCATTTGCCAGGAAAGAACACGACTAGTCCTCAGCCACGTTCGAAGCGCCAGAAAATTTGGCAGGCGATGCGGTACCTAGAAGTTTTCACCATTCCTGAAATTATGGCTTTAGCACAGTGCAGCAAAAGCAGTGTGGAGCGCTACCTCACAGACCTGTGCCGCTTTCAGTATGTTGTAAAAATAAGCTCATTTAACAAACGAGCACCAATGGCAAGACGCCGAGGCTGGCATAACCGTTACAGACTGTTAAGCAATACGGGGCATATGTACCCGATTGCACGACAAGATGGTTTGTTTGACCAAAACCTCAAAAAGATGGTGATGGCAACTACGGCGGCTAAGTGAGGAAACATGGATTGGTATGAATTATTAGCGAACAAGGTCAAGGAATTGGGTCGTCGTCAGGTTGAGTTAGACACGGGCATGAGTAAGACCACGCTTTCGCAGGTACTCAATGAAAAGTATCCAGGAAGCATTAGCAATATTGAAAAGAAAGTACTGGCAGCGTACGCAAATTTAACAGTGACCTGTCCAGTGCTTGGTTCAATAGCGGTTAAACGTTGTTTAAACGAACAGATAAGACCGTTTTCGGCAAGTAACCCGCAGCGCGTCAGGCTTTTTAGAGCGTGCCAAAACTGCATACACAGGAGCAAGCAATGAACGCTTATAACACTGCTTTTAAGAAAAGAGTGGATAAGGCGAGCCTGGCGATGACGCACCTCATCAAACAAGGGTGTGCCATCACTGGCCTGTCTATCCAAGACACATCCACCGTTATCAATATCCTCCCGCCAAGAGATAAGCGGGTTAGAGGAACACTGATTTCAATTACGGGAACACACACTGGCCGCTGCCACATGATGGCTACACGACTATACGGCTGCACGGTGCAATGGCACTTAACCAATGAAGAACCACAACAGGAATTAAACGCATGACATCTATCGACAAGCTTTATCAAATTGCAAAACCAGAAGCCCCGACTGGTTTCATGGAAGATGGTGAGGGCAACCTACGCCGCAAAGACCGTATCAAGCCGCTTGAGATTGAGCGCGACAAATTGACAAGAGAGCTCTTTCTTAACGCAATTCTGGTTCATGACGAGCTACAAGCGTTCACCAAAAAGTTGAAACGAGACGTTGCTGAGTTTGTAAGTCACGCAATGAAGAATTATGACAAACGCCTGGGCGGCACCAAGGGCAATGTCACGCTTTATAGTTTTGACCGTCGCATAAAGATTGAGCGCAGCCGTCAAGACAGATTGTGTTTCAACGAAAACCTTGTAGCCGCAAAAGCAATGATTGACGAGTGTATCAAACGCTGGTCAAAAGGCAGTAACAAGAACCTCCAAGCCATTGTGCAAGGCGCATTTAAAACCGACAAGCACGGGCGCTTTAGTGCTGCCAAGGTACTAAGCCTTCGCCAACACAACATTCAAGACGAGCAATGGCAACTGGCCATGACCGCACTGGCTGACGCCATTGAGGTTGATAGCAGTGCTGAGTACTTCCGCATTTATTTCCGTCTTGAAGATGGCACGTATCGCCAGCTTGCCCTGGATATCTCAGACATTACTACTGACACCAACAAGGAATTGAAAAATGAGCAAACAACCGAAAGTGCTTAGCCGAACCCACATTGGCTCGAAACGAGAGCTAGCCGAAGCCGTTGCGCAGCTGCCGCCAGACGTTGATGGCGTAGAAGAAACTTACGTGATGAATGTGTATCACGACGAAAGCAACAACGAAAAGTGGCTAGAAATAATGCCAGCTAACTAACGAGCGGCCCTTCGGGGCCCTTAACCAAAGCCTTGAACGTTCAGGGCTTTGTTTAGGGAAAGGAGAAAACCATGCTACGTCTTTGTTTATTTATGATGTTTCTTTACGCCACGGCGTATTGCTTTTACTTCGGATACAACTGGGGAGGTGCGTTTTCTCTTTTAGTTGCAGCGTTGCTGTTTGCTCAAGCGTTTTTTCAAGGCGCGGCTGACAGCTTGCCAATCGGAGACGAATAAATGTCTATCAAGCGCGGGTTAATTACCAAAATTCATGTCGCAAAAGCGCAGCTCAAAATGGATGAGGACAGTTACCGCAACTTGCTTCAACGCGTTACAGGGACGAATTCATGCGCAGGCATGAACGTAGAACAGCTTGAGCGCGTCATGGACGAAATGAAAGATAAAGGGTTCAAAGTCAGAAAAGCATCTTCTGGACGCAGACTGTCACCCAAGTCTAAAGGTACGGGAATAGACAAAATACGTGCTATTTGGATAACCATGTATCAGCAAGGTTTTGTGCGAGACGGTTCTGAGAGTGCATTAGACGCCTATGTGTCTCGCATTGTTAACGTGTCGCACGTGGGCTGGCTGAAAGATGAGAGCTTGGCACAAGTACTGGAGTCACTAAAGAACTGGCACCGACGTGAGATGGCAATAAAGCTCGTTGCTGAAGGGTACACCGTGTTGAAAGGTCATAGAAAGGTGTGGAGTACAGAAAAAGCGCCTTACGAGTATGTAAAAAGCGCTTTTGAGGAGCTGATGCCGTGAGCAATCAAGAGCAGTTCGATTTTGACGATGACTTTGACTCACTATTGGAGCACCTGCCGGATTTAGCTGACGACAAAGCACTAGCCATGGCCAGATACAAAGAGCACTTGTGGGCATTGGTTTTAATTTGTGAGCGCCGCCTTAAAAAGGCAAATATCGAAGATAACAAGGCGTACAAGCTTAGCTGCCAACTTATCGCAGAAATAGCGCATTACCAAGGTGGTGAGTGTAGATACTTACCACGCGGTGAGCGCCTTCAACAAGAACTACGAGACATTCAAATGTTTCGTTTGTGGCACAACCACAACTGGCCAGTAGAAAAGATACGAAAAGAATACTGTCCTGAACTCAATCAAATTCGAGTTTACGAGATTCTGCGCACCAAGCGTGAAGAATATCGCAACAAAATCCAACCGCAGCTTATATAGGAAAAACAATGAAAACAGGTATCGAACTAATTACAAAAGAAAGAACAAGACAGATTAATGAAGAAGGTTACACCTTGGCACTGGACTCCCTTTATAAGCCAGGTGAGTTAACCAGCGCTGCTATCTGCTACGCCATAGTTGGTGGAAGCTCACCAAGAATTAGAGAGTCGGTGAATGTTCAAGCGTCAATGGGCTTGAAACCTAATGGTTGGCCTTGGAGTGTTGAATCTTGGAAGCCTGGACAGGACCACTCTGTTGAATCAAGAGTGCGCGAGCTCACAAAAGCTGGAGCCCTGCTTGCCGCAGAAATTGACCGTCTATTAAATATGCAGTAGGAGGCAACATGTTTGTAATATTCAAAAATAATGAAGGTGGATATTCAGTGCGACCAGCGTGGATAGGATTCATAAAAAACAACTATCTAAGACGTTCACTATGTTCGCTTTTCTATCCTTTCACTATTTGCTTAACAATAGCTATCAATTTAATAGCCTCCCTTCTGTTTTGTGCAACAGTCCTCACACGCGCGGTTTGGATACCAATAGCACGAGCAAAGCCTATTTGGAAAACTGAAATTTGGAAGCGCCCTCGTAGTCCAGGTGAAAATGGAAGGATGCACTAAGGGGAATGCTATGAGCCTTATCATACTCGACCACACCATTACACAATTACAGCTCAATGCCATTTTAGATGGTAGAGGAATTGAGAGCACTCGCGAGTTGGCGATTAGAAGCAAGTTACCCGCAACTGTCGTCAAAGAAGTGGTGCGACGTGTTCAGGTGGAGGGATTAAGAGTAACGCCAATATTAAACAAACTGCTTTACGGCGGTAACAACAAATTATCAGGAGAAATACCAGTGATAGAAAAAGAAACCGAGTCTGAAGACATTCCGATGGATGAATTGTTTGGCTGTGTGGAGCTTTCTAAACGCGGCTCAAAGCTTTTATTCAAACTGTTTGAAAGTTTAACCAAAGACCATTTGATTGCTGCTGGCTTTACAGATGAAGACATTGAACATTTTGGTGGCGTGTACCACACCATCAAATACCAAGCGCTAGAAGAACTCTAATAAGAAAGGACCAATAAATGCTCCAAATACTCACACAAGCAAGCCTGTGCGAAGCTGATTTTAATCAAAAGATAGATTTCGTTATTGAAGGCTTCATCACCAAGCGCATGATGACCATGGTCTATGCCGATGGTGGGAATGGCAAAAGCTGGTTAGCGTTTGCGCTGGCGAAATACTGTGCTCCCCGAATGAAACAAGTGTTCTACTTAGATTTTGACAACCCACTAAGTGTATTGAAAGAGCGCAAGGTACACGAACTGCTTATCGCACCTCATGCAAACTTGCACTATGTGCAACGTAGCAAAAGCCCCCTGCCCCCGTTTGAACTACTAAGAACGTTGGCAGAAAATGCTACTGCTAATCAATTTGAAAACATGATCTTCTTTGTGGACAGTCTTCGAGACTTCGCCGATGTAAACAACGAAGCCAAAATTGGACTGGTAATGAACCTGCTAAAAGATATTCGAGAAGCGGGCGGTACCATTCTGATACTCGGCCACAGTAATAAAGATGGACGCAATTACCAAGGCAGTAATGCAATTAGAAATAGCCTAGACAATATGTATCAGCTTAAGAAGCGAGAGCTTGCTGAAGGCGTAGGTGTGATTCTTGAGGTCAGGAAAGAACGTGCCGCCATTGTCGACAAAGCATTCGATATCGACCCGAATACGCTAGAGCTAGAAGAGGTAGACTTAATTGAAGCGCAAGCTTCAGAGCAAGACCTTGAGTTCGTAAACCAGATTAAGCACGTGTTAGTTCGAGAAGGCCAAGTTGGAAAAGGCGACCTTCTTAACGCCGCTGGGTATGCAAAAGATGATAAGACCGCTCGCGCTCGACTAGAAAAATACGACGGTATTTACTGGAAAAGCTCTAAACGCCACACTCGCATATTTTACCAATTGTTGTAGTTGTAGCTGTTGTAGACCTTCTGTACGTTTTGCACAAATACCCAATCATTTGCATAAGGAAACATTGACACGCCGCAAGCACGGGATTAAGGTTGCCGCACTGAAACCACAAAGCGGACAACCGCACCCGAAAGCCTTGCGGCCTTTTTATGCCTGTAAGTTAGGCATAGATCCGTCCATTTTCAATGGCCGGGTGGAGAGGCGTTAATACAAAACCCGCAAGGGAAATAGGCCCGGAGCTCTTTGTGGCTTCAGTTGACACCCGGCTACCAGCTACTAACTGGTAGGCGTTAACTAAAAACACAAAGGAGACCATTATGGTCAATCAACTCCCAGACGTGGACTTGCGCCACTACATCTCTGTCAAAGAGAATCAACTCTATACTCCGTCAACACGCATTGCAGAAGTTTTCGATAAGCCGCATAAAGATGTCTTAGCAAAAATAAGAAGGCTTGATTGTTCAACCTTTTTCACTGAGCGAAATTTTTCGCTCAGTGAATTCACCGATACAACTGGTCGTAAGCTGCCTATGTATAATGTCACTAAAGACGGCTTCATGTTCTTGGTGATGGGTTTTACAGGCAAGCAAGCCGCCGCCATAAAAGAGGCGTACATCAATGCGTTCAATCAAATGGCCGATACATTACAAAGCAGTCAGCACGACAACAGTGCAGTACAAGCATTACAGGCTACCAATCAAGACTTGCAAGGCGAGTTGTTGCAGCTCTACCGCGACAAAGCCCAGTTGTTAGAACAGCAGTTATCGCACACTAAAAAGGCCAGTACGAGAAAAACACCCAGCAATAAATACTTCGAGCATAAAAAGCACCAGTTCATACAAAGCGTTGTCCAGTACCTTCGTCAACACCCGGGGGCGAATAAAACAAATGTAATGGCGGCTGCTGGTTTCAAAAAGGATGATAAAACAGCCCGCAAATGGCTGGCAGATTATGAAGGCATCCACTGGGAGAGCGAAATTATCGGTATCTCTCACGCTTATTTTTGCAAGGAGTAATGCAAATGGACAATACAGACTTTTTAGAAGAGCTAAACACGCTTACCACATGCCAAGAGGCGCTCGCCGAATTGTTGGGTGCAGTACCCGAGGGACTATGTTCTACGCGTAAACTCGCTGTTTTACTCGACTACCTTCAGTCGCAGCAAGGGAAGCTAATCGATACGCTAAGTCGATAAACGCCAGCCCGCCATGTGCGGGCTTTTTTGTCTTTCAAAAAACAAAAGAGTAAGATCCTCTTTGAAAATTCTATAATCCGTGTATTTTTGATCTACATTGCGAGCAACTGGTTAGTAGTGATGAACAAAGACAAGGACGAATACGAAGTTTTTAAACAATTCAGATTGCAGAGAGCTGAGCAGCTTAGGAAACAAGAGTGCATTAAATTCACTGCTAATTATCAAAGTCCAGATATCTGCAAGAGTAAAGACTGGACGCTTTGCGAAAACAATGAAAAGGCAATTGATGATTGGATAAACTGTAAAAATAAGCCTCGTTGCTATTGTCAACTATTTGGTTTAAGCAGGAAACGAGCAAATAGAATCGGACTGATTTCTTCAATCACCCCAAACGCAGACTAATCCCACCTATCTCACCGCCATCGCTACGATGGCGGCATGAACCAAGAAAATCCCACTTACTACTACGGCCTTAAGTCGAAAATACAAGCTCTTTCTCTAGCACATCAAGTTTGTAATGTGCTGGGACATGGCTCGCACGGCTACGCTACTAACTTGCTACTTGAAACAGCCGCAGCTGAAACGTGTCTTGGTCTTTATCAAGATCCTACACCAGGCGGTGCAGGTATGGGGCTATGTCAGCATGACGCCATTGCATTCAAAGACATTATTCAGCGCACACCCCGACGTTTTATTTATCTTATTGATAAGCACTTCGGTTGCGACATCACGAAGCTAAAGCACACTTCATTGGCCTATGACCCGCTTCTTAGCTTTATATTTTGTCGTCTGCACTATCGCTTGCGGCCAGAGCTAATCCCTCCGTCATTGCGAGGGCGCGCTGAGTACTGGAAACAGTTTTACAACTCAATGGCGGGTAAAGGCACAGTCACACACTACTTAGACAGCGCTAATACATATCTGTACAGCCTAACGCCATCAGACTTGAGCACACCACCATGCCCGTAAGCAAATTTAACCAAGAATGGTTTAACACGGGTCGCCGTGCTCGTTTTGAAGCCGAGAAACAAGCGAGAATTTCAGGAACCCTTACGCTGTTGCCTGAAAGCAGCTATCGCGCGACTGCTCATTGGTACTGGCGGCAAGGCTGGAATAGTGTGACGCGCCAAGAGCTGGAAGCTTACCTAAATAATGGTGAGACGCCTCAGCGACTGAATGCCGAGCAACACATCACTAAAATACGTAAACAACTTGGAGCACATGCTTAATGTCTGTATTAGCCACTGCAGGAATTTCAGCCCTCATTAAATATGGTCCGTCACTGATTCGTCTCTTTGGTGAGCGTAAAGGTGGTGCGACGGAAAAGGTGGCGCACACCATTGCCAATGTCGTAGAAGCAGTAAATGGCGACACCTCGCCTAGTAGCGTAGCCAAGGTAAAGGCCACCGTAGACAGCTTACCGCCAGAGGTTGTAGGCGAAATTGAGCTAGGGCTAGCACAAATTGAAGCCGAGCGAGAGAAAGCCAGGCTAACTCATGATTTGGGGATGCATACTCAGCAGCAAGAAACCTTGCGTTCGGGTAAAGAAATTAAAACATTTCGCCCTGAAATTGCGCGGCGGCACAGCTGGTTCACAGTGGCGTATATTTTTGTAATGGAGTTGCTCAATGCCTTCGACTATGGCAGTGGTGCCAATTGGGAGATAGCGCTACTTATCGCTTCGCCAGTGCTTGCTTGGTTTGGCTTTAGAACATGGGATAAGTTCAGCAAGCAGGGAGCCAGTTGATGGATGCAGCGGATATGGCAGATAAAGCCAGCGCCCCTTTTAAACGAATGGCCACGCGCTTTAGGCCTAACCAAGTAACACCTACACCACCCATTAAAACTGATGAGCATGGCGCACCTTTATGCGTGCGCTGTGATGCCGATATAACTCAACGCCGCAGAATAATAGTCGATGCTCAGCGCTGCGCCGATTGCCAACAAGATGTAGAGAACGGGAATCGATAGCATGGAACATGTAGTAAGCCACCTTAACGACAACTGGAAAATTTATTCGTTCTTTGTATCAGTAATGCTGATGGCTGGACTTTATTGGCTGAGCAAGTATTTCGCGACAAAGACAGAGTTAGCAGCGCACGTTAACAGCCAGGAAGAGCGCTTCAAACTAAACGAACTGAAGTTCAAAGACCATCAGATTGAGCACTACAAGCTACGCGATAAGGTGCATGAAATTGACAGCCACGTTAAGCACCTTCCAAGTGCCGGAGAAAGCGCCGCCCTTCGAGAAGAAATAGCCCGTTTAAATGGACGATTAGAAGGCATGGAACCTTTGTTTAAACAGGTGTTAAACAACGTAAACATACTTTTTGAAAACGAGTTGCGCGGAGACAAAAACTAATGGCAATCGCAATTATAGTAAACGAACACGAGCGCTTAAGCATTTTGCACTGCCTAGCAGCAATGGATGACTATGCCGCAAACAACAGCATTATTCAGGGCGTGTGCGCCAGCTACGGCAACACAATGACCATCGATAAGCTAGGTACACAGCTTCATTGGCTGAAAGAGCAAGGCTTAGTCACCTTGGACCATCATGAGAGTTACACCATAGCCCGCATCACGCAGCGCGGCCTAGACGTTGAGCGAGGCCTTGCCACCACACCAGGTGTTAAACGCCCAGGGCCGAGGTAGTAGTCATGAGCGACAAGCGCACCCGTGGCAAGCCCAGCAAAATAGACCAGCTTCCCGACGATATAAAGTCTGAACTGATAGAGCTATTGCGCGATAAATCCGTTACGCAAACCGAAGTGCTTGAACGGGTTAACACTCTTATTCGTGAGGCTGGCTTACCCGAAGAAGAACATATCTCACGTAGCGGCCTTAACCGCTATGCCACGCGCATGGCCACAGTGGGCAGTCGTATTCAGGAAGCCCGTGAAGTGTCAAAACAATGGGTAGACCAGCTGGGCGGCAAGCCAACAGGCGAAGTCTCGAAAGTGCTCATTGAAATGGTTCGCACCCTAGCGTTCGACCAAGTGTTAAAAATGTCTGAGTCAGGGGAAATTGTTGAACCTAAGTTCATTAAAGACCTAGCCGTTGGAGTAGAAAAACTTGAGAAAGCCGCGACTGAAAGTACCAAGCGTGAAAAAGAAATCCGCAAGGCCATGGCGGAAGAAGCCGCAGAGCGCGCCGCAGAGGTAGCCAAAGCAGCGGGACTAACCGCAGATGGTGCTGCGCAAATTAAGCGTGAGATTTTGGGGATTGCCTAATGAAGCTGCCACCACAGCCTGCCCCTACACCTAAGGAAATCAGGCCCAGTAAAACGCAATATCAAAAAGCCATTGAGCAATGCGACAGGCTTGAAACGCGGTTCGGCCTCCCTACCTTCATTCCCTTCGATGAGAACGAACTTTTACTTGGGTACCAGAAACGCTGGGTAGCCGATGACTCACCGCTGAAGATTGCTGAGAAGTCCCGTCGAACTGGTATCACGTGGGCCGAAGCGTCAGACGCTGTGCTTACCGCCAGTAGAACCAAAAGCGCACACGGTACCAATCACTTCTATGTGGGCTCAAACAAGGAAATGGCCCGCGAGTTCATTGATGCCGCAGCCATGTGGGCAAAAGCCTTTGATAAAGCTGCAGGTGACATTGAAGAAGAGCTGTTCATTGATGATGGCCAAGAAGGCAAAGAAATTCTTACCTTCGTTATTCATTTTGCCAGTGGTTTTAAAATACAAGCGCTGAGCTCGAAGCCGTCTAACCTGCGTGGTATGCAGGGTAACGTCACCATTGATGAAGCCGCCTTCCACGACCAATTAGCGGAAGTACTCAAGGCTGCACTTGCGCTTACCATGTGGGGCGCAAAGGTGCGCCTTATAAGCACTCACAACGGTGCAGAGAACCTTTTTAACCAGCTAATACAAGACAGCCGAGCAGGCAAAAAGCGTTACAGCATTCATCGAATTACGCTAGATGATGCGTGTAATGAAGGGCTATATCAGCGCATATGCCAGGTTAAAGGGAATGACTGGAGCCAAGAGGCCGAACAAAAGTGGAAGGACGATTTACTTAACGACACCGCCAGCCAAGAGGATGCACTGGAAGAATACTTCTGTGTGCCTAAATCGGGCGGTGGCGCTTATATCAGCCGTGCCCTAATCGATAAGGCTATGGTGCAACCTGACGAGAATGGCCAGCCCACCGTTATCCACTATGCACAAAGTGCTGAGTGGAATCAGATGCGCCCTGACTTGCGCGCTGCTGATATTAAAGACTGGTGCAAAGAGGTATTACTGCCTCAGCTGGAGAAGTTAAACCCAGAGCAGCGTCACTGCTTAGGGGAGGACTTTGCGCGTTCTGGCGACTTAACCTGTTTATGGATTGGCGCAATACAGCAAGACTTAAGCCTTCGTGTACCGCTCGTGGTGGAACTTAAAAACATTCCCTACAAGCAGCAAGAACAAATTCTATTTTTCATCATCGACAGGCTACCGCGCTTCATTGGCGCGCAATTGGATGCCACGGGTAACGGTGAATACTTAGCAGAGCAAGCAGTTGACCATTACGGCGCGGGGCTTATCGAGTCGGTCAAGATTACCGAGAACTGGTATCGAGAAAGCATGCCGCCTATGAAGGCCCATTTTGAGGACTTCACCATTATCCTACCGAGTGACGCTGACATCTTGGATGACCTGCGCTCGATTCAAATTAATAACCGGGGCGTGCCTCGCATACCCGATGCGAAAACCGACAGTAAAAAACAGCGACACGGCGACGGCGCTATTGCCTGCTGCATGATGGTTGCGGCCAGTAAAATGGAGGGTGGTGAAATTGACTACCTGAGCCTGCCTTCCAAAGCCGAAAGGCGCGACAACCGCAACAATGACGACAACTACTCAATCCAACAAAGTGGGTGTTATTGATGGAAACCTACGAGCAAAACGGTACGCGCTTTCGTGTACGCGAACGCGGCCTTAAAACCAAACAAACCGACAATTCAGCACGTGTGGCGCAAATGCGCCGCGAGTTTGCTGAGCATCCTAGTTCTGGGCTAACGCCTGCCACGTTGGCGGTCATTCTTAAAAATGCTGAACAAGGTAGCTTATTAGAACAGTGCTATCTGGCTGAAGACATCGAAGAGAAAGACGGTCACATCCAGGCTGAAATATTCAAGCGTAAGATGGCGCTAACCGATATCGATTGGCAGATAGAGCCGCCTGTGAATGCTTCTGCCCAGGAACAAAAAGATGCGGCCAACATAGAGCAAATGCTGAAAGATGTGGAAGACTGGCACAACATCATATTTGGTATGGGTGACGGCATTTTAAAAGGCTTTTCAAACATTGAGTATGAATGGGGCTTTTACAATAACTTCCGTATTCCTGAGGCATTCGTGCACCGCCCTGCTACATGGTTTCAGTTACACCACGACGACCAGGACTGCATTGCCCTTCGTGACCAAACAGGCAAAGGTGAGAAACTACGCCCGCTTAACTGGCTTCAGCACCGCCATCCTGCAAAGAGCGGTTATGCCGCACGTATAGGCCTAATTCGTCAGCTGGCGTGGCCCTTTATATTCAAAAACTATTCGGTACGCGACTTAGCCGAGTTCCTAGAGATTTACGGTATTCCAATTAAATTGGGTAAATACCCAAGTGGTGCAACTGATACTGAAAAGAGCCGCTTGCTTCAGGCAGTACTCGGCATTGGCCACAATGCTGGGGGCATAATCCCCAAAGGCATGGAAATTGAATTTCACGAAGCAGCGAAAGGCGGCGGCAGCGACCCCTTCATGACCATGATGAGCTGGTGTGAGCGCATCCAATCTAAAGTCATTTTAGGTCAAACCCTCACATCACAGGTAGACAGCACGGGGAGCCAAGCGCTAGGCAACGTGCACAATGAAGTACGACAAGACATTCGCGACCATGACTTACGCCAAATTGCTAACACGCTAAATCGTGACCTTGTGTTGCCTATGCACGCGCTTAACAGCCTAAGCTACCGAGGCGACCCAAGACGTAAGCCGCGCATTATATTCGACACACAAGAGCCCGAAGACATCAGCCAATACGCTGAGAGCCTACCCAAGCTGGTCGACATTGGTTTTCGTATTCCGGCCAGCTGGGCACAAGACAAACTTCGCATTCCAGAGCCAGAGGGCGAAGAGGCTATCTTGGCTCGCGCTGTCGCCACGCCTGCTGTTAAAGAGCCAGAGGAAAAAGATGCGGATAAGGACGAGCCAAAACAAGAGCCGCAAACCGCTGCATTGCGTTTAGCGCTCGCTGCACTTAAAGCACAACAACCGAAAGACGACGGCGCAGATGTGCTCACCAGGCGCTTAGCACAACAGGCTGGCGAATCGTTCAGTCAGTTAATGCAACCCATTGAATCACTCGTAGCTAATGCTGATTCATTGGAGGCGCTATTAAAGCAGCTGCTGGAATTAGAAGACCAACTGCCCATTGAGGATTATCAACTACTTTTGGGCCAAGCATTTACCGCAGCTGAGTTAAGCGGACGATTTGATGTGAATGAGGGGAGATAACGATGCGTAAAGCATGGCTACGATTTTGGTTTAACGACTACACCAGAATGATTGGCGTAATGATGGGCGGGCATCTAATAATTACTGGCCCGTGGATATTCGGAATACTAAGCTATTTCGATGCACTTGAGCACTTTCGCACCGTCGTTGCTCTTTTGTATTCGTTCATACTTATATGGGCGATGCTTGATAACGATTACAGCAAGCTGGATAGGCGCTAATTTATGCCTGCCCAGTACGGCCCTCAGAAGTTTTCTGAAGCCATTACCCACTTTAGAAACAAGTTAAACATGCCCAGCGAACGCTGGGCTGATGTTTGGCGCGAGCAGCACAATAACGCCTTTATGGTGGCTGGTGCAACGAAGACGGATTTGTTGGCCGACATTCGCCAAATGGTAGACAGCGCAATAGCAGAGGGCAAAAGTTTAAGCTGGTTTCAAAGAGAGTTTAAACACCTGGTTAAAAAGCATGGATGGGAACACACAGGCAGTGCCGCATGGCGAGCTAACATCATTTATGACACGAACATGCGCCAAGCATATAACGCGGGTCGCTTCCAGCAGCTGCAGAATTTTCCCTACTGGCGCTATGCGCACGGCGATAGTCGCTACCCTCGCCCACATCACCAAAGTAAAGACGGTACCATTTTACCTAAAGAGTCGCCGTTCTGGCTTACCTGGTTTCCCCAAAACGGTTGGGGCTGTAAATGCAAAGTGTTTGGTGAGACAGAGCGCAGTATTAAGCGCAAGAACATGACGTTAAGCAAAGAGCCTGTTATTGAAACGCGCGAATGGGTAGATAAGAAAACAGGTGAAGCGTACCAAGTGCCTGTAGGTATCGACCCTGGTTTCGATTATTCGCCGGGCTCAAAATCGCAAGCCGATGTATTGCGCCAGCAGCAAATTTCAAAGCCGCCACTAAAAAACCGCCTTCCTGAACGTGCGGTACCTAGCGCTTACTCAACCAATAAGAATGTAACCATTCATGGGCTAAACAAGGTCATTTCAGAATTGAGCCAGGCGCAACCACAAATGCGTCAAGTGACCGATTTCATTACTACCTACGGTATGAAGACCTTGTTTCTTAAACCGACTGAAATGGTGCGTGGAAGCAAGAAAGCCAAAGAGTTGGAAGAGGACATTACCAGTTATTTAAATGTCCCAATATCAAAAGCCAATGGCCATTGGCCTGTACCCAGTAACACCGCACGACGTGCAAATGGTTACACAGCACTTGCTTGGAAACACGTCGTCGTAAAAGCCAAAACAGGTGTAAACTTAAATAAAATTGCCGACATTACCGACTTAACCATTGCGGTAGAGGCGGCAATATTCGCTTTACTGGCTGGCAAGCGGCAATGGTCACTGTCGC